AAGTTAAAGCGCATCGATAAATTATTAAATAAGGTCGAGCGCCGTTTATTAAAAGCAACTTTAATTTTGTTAAGTGTGAAGGAGAAACTAAATGAAAAAAGGCCATCAGAAGAAATCAATGGTCCGATGGACCACCTCTGAGATTAAAAAACTCCAAAAGTACAGGGCCGCAGGACTGAACTACGATGAGATTGCTAAGAAGTTAAAGCGATCTGAACGCTCGGTACAGTTAAAGACTGCGGGCCTACGGAAAATTTCCAACCCACTGCGTGACATTCCATTCTTTGAAACCATGCAGGGCAACTCGGCAAAGTTTAATCAAAAGACTTTTGCCGCCGCGATGCGCCGTTTGTTTCTATACAAGTGGGCATACCGATTAGCTTGGTTCGTAGGAATAGCGTTGGCAGTGATCGTTTCGGACGTTGTATTAGAAATGATGCGCCAATGATGGACAGTGATTTGACAGCGTTCCAAGCATCGCAACTACAGTTCTTAAAACAACAGGTCGATAACTTACAAGAGGCAAAATATAGGAGGGATGCCCCCTCCAATGCAGATATGAATCTGTTTGCCGCGCGACAAGAACTAGAAACATTCGTAACAAATTTAAGGAAAGGTGGCAAAAAAATATGACTTCACTCTACGAGGAAACATATGCTCGGCTCTGGAAGGCACAGGTCGAGCAAGACAAACAGGACAACCCAAGTTTTAGATCCCCAACACCACAAGAACTAAACGGGCGCAACACTGGTAAGTTCGGGGTCCAAGGAGGGAGGATCAAGGCTCAGTTGTCCGACCATGCCAAGAAGATAAACCGCATGATGGGCATGGGCATGATCCAGAGTGACATCGCCCAGGTGATGGGCACATCTCAACAATCAATTAGCCAGACGCAAACGCGTTATGGATTACCGAGGTCCGAGGACCACAATTAAACTAAGGAAACATTATGATTGCTACACCACAAAGAACCACATTTGATACCAAGTCCATGCGAGTTATGGTTGAGGAAGTTAGTTACTCGGGCAGTGCATTTGCAGCCAACGAGGAAGGGGACGGTGTGTTCCTTAACGGACGGCTTGTTGAGCTGTTGTCGTTAGAGGGCGGCGAGGTGCTCATGGCCCACTGCATTCCTAACTACGAGGACAAGAGGGATCACATTCCCTGGCGTTGCGTCCGTGCCGAGAAGATCGAGGAAAACATTCACGACATCAACGAGCGAGCCATGACTGACAAACTTATCAAAGAGTACATGAAACGTGAGAGGCACGGGCTGTTCACTCCACAAGAGGTTTCGGAAGAATTTGGCGGAGTAAACGCTGACGATGTACAAAGACACTTCGATGAGAACAAAAGTGATTACGAAGTTGTCCAGTGTTACACCTACACGGGCGAGTGACTTGCAACCCATGAACAAATTAGGTATGGGTAGTGACCAAACAAAACACAACTGGGGAATGATATGGCTCAAACAAAAACAGATGAACCGAAGAAGGGCGCTGGGCTACAGTTTCAAAACGTGGGCTTGATTAAAGAGGACCATGACTTGTTAAGGAAACTTGCTGCATCAGAACAAAGATCCATGGCACGACAGCTTTCTGTATTAATACAAAGAGCCGTTGCAGAAATGGACCGCACCTGATAGATTATAACTACACTCACTCTCGCCAACTGGCCCCCTCACGGGGGCTATTTTTTTGCCTCGTTTGGCTTGCCCTTCTTGCCTGCGATTTGGTAGGGCTTTTCTTTTGTGTAGCCACGGATTTGTGTGACGTTGTTGCGCTTCATGTTTGTCAAGAGGGACGCCGCAATGTCAGGAGACAACCCAGATATCTCAGAGAGTTCCTTGGTTGCGCTTTTTAAATTAGTCCATCCTTTTTTGTAATCACAGATGGCCTCGATTACTTCATCGTGGGTTTTAGGTTTAGCCATTCTCTTGCATCCTCTCCTAGAACTTTAGCGCCGATGTCAATCTTTGCGCGTAGGGCTTTAACAATTCTCTCATCGATACTGCCTTCACAGACTAGATCGATGTACGTTACGTTGTTCTTCTGCCCGATTCGGTGGGCTCGATCCTCTGATTGGATCCGTGTTTCGAGGTTGAAGTCGTTAGCATAGTATACCACCAGGTTTGCTTCCGTCAAAGTCAGTCCGTATCCGGCGGTCGCTGGGTTACCAACAAAGAACCTGAGTGGGTGGTTAGGGTTCTGGAAGTTGAGGACTGCTGCTGCCCGATCATCGTCAGATGTATCACCAAAGTATGATACAGCACAGCCCTGACCAAACTTCTTGTTCAGCATCTCCGTGATAGAGATGATGTCATACCTGAACCGTGACCAGATGATTGCCTTGCCACTGTGCTCGTTGACGATCTCCTCGAGCGCGTCCATTCTTTTCGATGGGAAGTACAGCATGTCACCGTCATCAGTCTTGAGGTGCCCAGACATAATCTGCTGGAGCCGGAGCATCTGCGTGATTACAGCAGGGGCCGTGGACATTTCTCCATTGTCAAACAACACCATGGCATGCCTACGGATTTGATCGTACATTTTAAACTGCTCAGTTGACATGCCGACATAACGTGCCGTGTATATCTTGTCGGGTAGATCGAGGCAGTCCTTCTTCAACACACGGAAGGAGAACATATCGATCCTCTGGGTTAGCTCATCAAGATTACGAAACCCCACGATCTGTTGGAAGGCGGCGGCACCCATGGTTCTGCGCTGTACTATGGCGTACCGTCCTTGAAATGCATAGAACGACTCAAATCCCAACAGACCTGGGCGGAGGAACTCGCACTGCGAATAGATATCCATTGGGCTTTTGGTTACGGGAGAGCCGGTCAATAGCCGTCTGTATTTAAAACCAACAGCTATCTTCATTAGAGATTTAGTTCGTTTTGCTTTGTGGTTTTTGATTGTTGTGGACTCGTCTATTGCAATCATGCCTCGAGAGCCCAGCATCCTAGACATCCACTGCCCTGCCTTCTGACCCTTGAGCGAGGAGTATGCTTCGACATTCATTACAAAGATTGTCAGCCCGTCAAACGTATCTTGTACCGAGCGCATCTCTTCTTTTTGTTTCTTGTTGGGCCCAGACACCCAGCGTATCACTCGATGCCGGATGTCATCTGACATGTGCTCGGGGATTTCTTTGGCTACCCAGTTGCGGTACACACCCTTGGGCGCAATCACCAAAGCGAAGTTAATCTGTCCGTCTAAGTATAACATAGCCATGTTATCGATCAGGACCTTGGACTTACCAGTTCCCATCTCCATGAACAAACCAAACTCTGCCTTGTTCCATCCGTATTCAAGAGCATCTATTTGGTGGTCAAATGGTTTTAATTTATATTTCAGCTTGACAGTCATTACATACCTCCACTATTGTCCACATTACGGATAGCATGAAGCTACCGGATAAATCAACCCTGAAGAGGAAAAACTTTTATGGACGATATCTTTGAAGACTTTTTCGATGAGGCAGATGCCGTATCGAACATTGACGTAGGGACTGGCAAACAACTGAGCCAGTTGGTGCGTACACTCCGAGGAGTGGAAGACCAGATAGCCGAAGCCGAGACACATATCAAAGCATTGAAGCAGGAGAAGCACAAGCTCTCCGTGGAGAACATCCCAGCTTTAATGGACGAGATGGGTGTCGAGCGTTTAGATGTTGACGGTCTGACTGTAGAGCGAAGGATGGTTGTTAGCGCATCCATACCTGTTGACCGTAGAGAGGAAGCATACTCTTGGTTACGGGAGAACCGCTTGGACGACATCATAAAGAACGATGTTATCATTTCGTTTGGCAAGGGCCAAGACAATGTAGCGGGGGACGTAGTCGGACTGCTCAAGGATCGGGGGTTTGATCCAAGCACCAAGACTCATGTTCATCCATCTACACTGAAGGCGTTCGTGAAGGAGCGCATCACAGATGGTAAACCCATTGACCTCGATATGTTCGGGGCCTTCGTAAACAATACAGCACAATTAAAGAGGAAAGCATAATGGCTAATCAAGTAGCTACGAAAAAAAGTGCAGAGTTAAGCACAGATGTCATGGACGACATCCTAGAGTTCGCTGGTGAAGGCGCATCATTTGACAGCAGCGAGATGCAGATCCCGTTCGTCCGTGTGCTCCAAGCAATGTCACCTCAATTGAAGAAGCGTGAGGCTGACTACATCGATGGTGCAGAGCAGGGAGACATGTTCAATACTGTCACGGCTCAGTACTTTGGTGGGGACAAGGGGGTCACTGTGATTCCTTGCTACCAGACTACTAAGTATCTTGAGTTCACACCACGCGATCAAGGCGGTGGGTTCCGTGGCGAAATTTCGCCAACTGATCCCGTACTGCAACGCACTGAGCGTCAGGGCTCTAAAGAAATTCTACCCACTGGCAACGAGCTGGTGAAGTCGGATCAACATTACTGCTTGGTTATAGACGAGGACGGCATCAGCCAGCCTGTTGTGATTGACATGAAGTCTACACAATTAAAGGTTAGCCGCCGTTGGAAAACTCAGATTGCCATGCAGAAGATCAAGCACCCCAAGACAGGGGCCATGATCACACCACCTTTGTTCGCAACACAGTGGAAGTTTACTACTGTTGAAGAGAGCAATGACCAAGGTTCGTGGTTCAACTTCTCTATCGAAAAGATTGGGTTGATCGAGAACCGTGACTTAATGCTTGAGGCCAAAGCGTTCCGTGATAGCGTGGCCGCAGGTGAAGCAAAAGCTGTGTCGGAGGAGAGTAGCTCCACTGCATCCTCCAAGCCAGTGGACGATGACATTCCGTTCTAGGTAGCAGTTTTAGGGGCGCACCATGTCCAATAGTGCGCCCCTTTTTATTCACCAATCAAGGAGCAGAAGATGTCACAAGCAAGCAGGTTGCTGGCTACCTTTGCGGGGGCGGGTAATGCACATGGCACGACCATTGTTGGGCGGGTAGGGCGAAACGGTAAGGCCGAATCACAGAGCCGAATAATCCGAGAGCCGTTGACCGAGGAGCTAGTGCAGGCTCACATCGATGGTACGCAAGGGGTCGGGGCGATCCCAATCAATGACGATAACAAATGCCAGTTCGGCTGTCTGGATATAGATGTCTACGATCTAAACCACGGCGAACTCCAGGATAAGATACAAAAGATGAAGCTGCCTTTGATGCACTGCCGATCTAAATCGGGAGGCGCTCACCTATACTTGTTTATGAAGGACTGGGAGACGGCAGCACAAGTTAGAGATTACCTGTCGGAGATGTCGATTGCGCTGGGCCACAGTGGCTGTGAGATATTTCCCAAACAGGATACAATTATTGCCGAGCGTGGGGACGTAGGTAACTTTATCAACATGCCCTACTTCAACGCTGATTTGCCTCAGAGGTATTGCTTTAACAAGAAGACGGAAGCGTTAGAGCTAGACGAGTTTCTTGATGCGGTAGACAAGGCCCGTGTTTCGTTGCCCGAGCTTGAGGGCCTGAAGTTTGCAGGGGAGCGCAAGCATTTCACCGATGGACCGCCATGCCTGGAGCATTTGTTTGCAGAGGGCCCGATCACTGACGAACGTAACAAGACTATGTTTATGTGCGGAGTGTACAACAAACTCAAACACAGTGACGATTGGGAGAACAGGTTAGAGGAGGACAACCGTACATTATGTTCTGATCCTCTCCCTTCCCATGAGATCCTTAACCTTCGTAAGTCCCTGACTAAGAAGGACTGGGGCTACACATGCAAGGACCAACCGTTCAAGAGCTACTGTGATCCAGTTCTGTGCGCTGTGCGTAAGTTCGGGATAGGCAAGGACGCTCCTGATGCCCCCGAGGTCGGAGGGCTAACGATTATGTTGTCGGAGCCTCGAGTTTATTTCATGGATGTAAACGGTGGACGGATCCAGCTTACGACTGAGCAGTTACAGAACCAAGTCCTGTGGCAACGTGCTTGCATGGAGCAGATGAACATCATGCCTCCAACAGTTAAGGCCCAGAAGTGGCAAACCATGATCAATCAGTTGATGCAAGCTGCTACCCACTTAGAGGTTCCAGAAGAAGCCACAATCAAAGGCCAGTTTAAAGACCACTTAAATTCATATTGCACCAGTCAGATCAGGGCCATGGCCCCAGAAGAAATGGAAATGGGCAAGCCTTGGACAGACGCAGGCACAACTAAGTTTAAACTAGAGGGCCTGATTGAATACCTGCACCACCGCAGGTTCAAGGTCGAGAACCGAGGCAACTTGATCCAGATGATTAGAGACATGGGCGGCGACTCCACAAAAGTAAACTTTCACAAATCTGATGGCAAAAGAACCACTATCCGTTGTTGGTACATACCTTCATTTGAAGAAAACAAAATTGAACTACCCATCAAGGAGATGAACGATGACATACCCTTCTAATAGGCTCCTCCGCGTAGGAGAGGTTGCCAACATGTTGGGTGTATCCAAGTCATACATCTACAAATTGGTAGCTCAGAAAACAGACTTCCCCCAGCCCATTGTCCTTGGCGACGAGCACAGCAAGCGGTCATCTAGCCGCTGGGTGCTAACCGAGATCGAGGATTGGGTAAACTCCAGACCAAGGGGCAAAGAACTATGATACCTAACTCTAAATTAATCTTAGGTCCTCCAGGATGCGGCAAGACTTATCGTTTAATCCAAGAGATCAAAGGCGCACTGGAAGCAGGCACACATTCGTCACGCATCGGGGTAATTTCGTTTACCCGCAAGGCTATCGAAGAGATGGTCACTCGATCATGCGCTGAGTTCTCGTTGGAACCTGTGGACTTTCCGTACATGAGGACGAGCCATTCGTTTGGGTTCAACGGGCTAGGTTTGCAGTCGCAAGATGTTATGCAGATAGCAGACTATGAGGTTGTTGGCAGTATAGTAGGCTTAAACTTTGAAGGCGAGGACCGCACCAGTGTAGATGATGGCATATCTCTGCCCTCAATCGGTGGTTCAGGGGCCCAGTACCTACAGATGATTACCCGTGCTCGCTACAGAATGATTACGTTGGAGCAAGAGTTCAACGAAGCATCAGACCGTACATTGTTTTACCCGAAGCTGGAGCAGGTCGGCGCTCAGATCGAAGAGTACAAGCAACAGAACAGCAAGTATGACTTTGTGGATATGATTGAGAAGTACATCGAGATCGGGGAACCGCCCCACTTGGACTATCTATTCATTGACGAGGCTCAAGACTTCACTCCGTTGCAGTGGGATATGGCGCACAAACTAGCTGAGTTCTCCCAGCAAACGATTATTGCAGGGGACGACGATCAGGCAGTGCACCGTTGGACTGGGGTAGATGTACGCATGTTCGTTAACTCTTCAGAAAACGTAGAGATTTTAAAGCAGTCGTACCGTATACCAAAGTCTATTCACCGCCTGTCTCAGACCATCGTTAACCGGATCGGCACTCGGGTAGAGAAAGAGTTCTTGGCTCGAGAGGAGTTGGGTGAGGTCGAGTTCGTTAATCACATGGAGGATATTCCTTTTACCGAAGGATCATGGACCGTGATGGCGCGAACAAACACCTACGTTCGAGAGATGGCGAAGTGGTTTTCGAACACAGGGTTTAAGTACTCTGTCAAAGGCCGTCCCAGTATATCTCAGAAGTTGATAGGCAACATCATGGCTTGGGATGAGCTGTGCCAGGGCAAGAAGCTAGGGTTAGAGCGGGTCAAGACATTGTACTCTGGCCTACCCAAGCAGGGCACGGACGCTGTGGTTAAACGCGGGTCTGCCAAACTACTGGAGGCTCTGGAGATTGATGCCGAAATAGATATGGATACACTGAGATCAGAGTACGGACTTCTGTGCGGCCCAGAGTTTGCTGCGTATAAAGTGTTGAAGGTGTCTGGCAGTATGCAAACGTACATCGAGGCCATCCAACGTAGGGGCGAGGATCTTCTGTCACCCCCACGGATTAAGATATCTACGTTCCACGCCATGAAGGGCGGAGAGGACGACAACTGCGTGGTGTACACAGCATCTACCAAGGCGTGTGTTCAGAGCAAGTACCCTGACGATGAGCACCGAGCGTTCTACGTTGGCGTCACAAGGGCACGAGAATCTTTGTACATTTTACAATCTAATAACAACTACAGGTACACAATATGATAGCATCAATGTGTCTTGCGTTGGCTTTGTACCATGAAGCGCGAGGAGAAAGTTACCAAGCCCAGCTTATGGTTGCCAAGGTTATAATAAACAGGGTGGAGTCCAAGAGGTGGCCCTCGTCCGTATGTGGCGTGGTCATGGAGGACCGCCAGTTCTCATTCGTAAGGAAGGGCAAAGTACCGAGGGCCAAGAACAAGAGGGCGTGGGAAAACGCTACAGCATTAGCGGAGAAGATACTAAAGGACCCTGGGATCTTGCCGTACAGCGACGCTGATCACTACCACACTACTAAGGTGCGCCCGATATGGCGAAACAAACTGTACCGAATAGCACGGATAGACCAGCATATATTCTATTCGTATGCGCACCCAACACCAATGACGAGCAGCATCCGTCCAAAGATACGGACCAGCACACTGGAGAAAGAACAATGAACTGCCCACACTGCACCGCTGAATTAATCTGGGGAGGAGATCACGACTGTGAGGATGACGAAGAACATTCTATTGTGTCGAATCTTTCCTGCCCAAAATGCTACACTTTTGTATTAATTTATTACCCAAGGGAGACAGAAGATGAAACGTGATGAAATTTTAGACAAGGCAAAAGAACTGATCAATGGTCAGAGAGCCAAGGACTACGGCGATGCCTTTACAAACCACAGTCGTATAGCAAATGGCTGGAATATTATTATGAATGGCGCACTGATGAGCCATGGATACCTAACCGAGCAACATGTTATCTTGATGATGGACTGGTTGAAGACGGCTCGCCTGCTTGAGACCCTAGACCATGACGACTCATGGACGGATAAGGCAGGGTACACGGCCCTCGGCGCTGAGTTCTCTGAGGAAACCCGTGAGGCAGACGAGAGATTTGCACTTCATAGGAAAATCAAGGATGAATAGTTTGTTTGGCAGTGATCTACACCATGAGTTCAAGGGTGAGATGGACTTGATTGACAAGGACTGGAATATACCTACGGAGTTCCCTGATTTAACAGGGTACAAAGAGGTGGCAGTAGACCTTGAGACTAAGGACCCAAACATCAAAACCTTGGGCCCAGGTTGGTCGCGCAAGGATGGGCACATCATAGGCATCGCTGTTGCTGCGGGGGAATACCAAGGGTACTTCCCGATCAGGCACGAGAACGGTCACAACCTAGACGCCAAGATCGCTATGCGGTGGCTTGGCAAACAGATGGCTGTGCCTGACATGCATGTGATTATGCACAACGCAACTTACGATGCGGGGTGGATGAGAGCCGAGGGCGTAGAGATCAAAGGCAAGATCATTGACACCATGATTACTGGTGCACTGGTGGACGAGAACCGTTGGTCCTTTGGCCTTGACGCTATGGCTCGAGACTATGCTGGCATCCGCAAGGACGAGAAGTTGTTGAAGGCCGCAGCCAAGGCGTGGGGCATCGATCCCAAGGCAGAGATGTGGCAACTCCCTCCTATGTATGTGGGAGCCTACGCCGAGCGAGATGCTGTAGCTACACTTAAACTGTGGCAGGCGTTGAAGGTCGAGCTCGAGGACCAAGAGCTCTGGAACATATGGAACATAGAGACAGACCTGATCCCTTGCATGCTGGACATGAGAAGCAACGGGGTGCGCGTGGATTTGGACAAGGCGGACAAGAACAAGAAGTTAATCCGTGGGAAGACCAAGGAGCTACGTCAGGCTATCAAGACAACATCAGGCTTGGACGTAGATATCTGGGCCTCCGCTTCTATTGCAAAGATGTTTGACAAGCTGGGCCTGAAGTATCCAAGGACCGAGAAGGGCGCTGTGTCGTTCACCAAGTCTTGGCTCAACAGCCACCCGTCAGAGATTTGCCAGCAGTTAGTCAAGCTCCGTGAGTTCGACAAGGCTGACAGCACATTCATCGACAGCATCCTGCGGCACGAGCACAACGGACGCATTCACACCGAGCTCCACTCTACCAGAAGGGACGAGGGCGGCACGGTAACGGGTAGATTTTCTTCAAGCAACCCTAACCTTCAACAAATTCCGGCAAGAGATAAGGACATCAAGAAGTTAATCCGTGGGTTGTTTGTCCCAGAAGAGGGATACAAGTGGGGATCGTTCGATTATTCTAGCCAAGAGCCAAGATTGTTGGTACACTTCGCGGCCAGTGTTGGGGAGATGCCTCGTAAAGATTTGCTCGATGAGATCGTTCAGGAGTACAACACCTCAGACGTAGACTTGCACCAGATGGTGGCAGACTTGGCAGGGATCTCCCGTAAGGCAGCAAAGGCTGTAAACCTGGGAATCATGTATGGCATGGGCGTTGGTAAGTTGGCGGACCAGATCGATTTGTCTCCCGAGGCAGCGAAAGAACTCCTGACCCAGCACCGCAATAAGGTTCCGTTTGTTAAGGCACTGGCGGAGATGGCGTCCAGACGAGCCGCCAGCAACGGGCAGATCCGTACACTACTGGGCCGCAAGTGCCGGTTCCATCTGTGGGAACCCAGAGAGTTTGGTGCAGGCAAGCCTCTGCCCTACGACGAAGCATTGAAAGAATACTCAGGGCTCAACGGCACAGGGATCAGAAGAGCGTTTACTTACAAGGCGTTAAACAGATTGATCCAAGGATCGGCAGCCGACCAAACCAAGAAGGCGATGCTTGATTGCTACAACGCGGGATATACTCCTATGCTTACGGTTCACGATGAGCTATGCTTTAACATAGATGGCGTAGAGCAAACGGAACAGATTAAAGACCTTATGGAAAATGGCGTAGAGCTCAAAGTGCCATCTAAAATTGACGTAGATATCCAAGATGATTGGGGAGAAATAGAATGATTGATCCTGAAATGGAAAGCCTCGGACTTAGACAGATGCATCCAATGCAAGTTCAGGCGCTCATGGACTTCATCGGTATGTCCTTGAACCTAGCTGCTCTGACTAATGACAGAGACATAGTGTACGAAACCGAAACAGTCGCGGACGAATTGATTCGTTTGTTTGGAGGGAACGGTATTAAGTTAACTATTGAAACAGGCGCATTTCAAACTCATTGATTTGCTTGTTTCGCCCGCTCTGCAATCTCTCTGTTCTTAGAGTCTCCAAAGACACTAGGGGCATAGGTCTGAGCTAAGTCCCTGAAGTTACCGCTTACGTTACTAAACGTATCCGCAACGTCTCCGGTTAAGCCGCCTACTGTACTAAGAAACCCTTCCGGTTCTAGGACAGCGGGCTGCTCCACCAACTGTTGAACAGGCGCGATCGGCACCTCAGTTTGTGTTTCGCCCAGGTTGTTCATTGCCGCCTCAGTATCCTCGGTTATCCTAGCTTTCTTAGCCGCCAAACGAGCGGCACGTTCTTGAGCGCCTACCTCTGGTGAGAGCGGACGATTGCGAACGTCGTTAGACAAAGTATTAAACGAGCTCCATGGTATGTCTTGGATGACCCGTGGAGCACGGTCCTCGGAGCGCATGGCTTTTTTCGTTTCAATAATTAATTCTTTGGTGGCTAATCCAGGCCAGAACCTACCATCTAAAATAGCTGCGACTTCAGCGGCACCT